CAAATATCTCCCTCAATCTCTCGGTACTCTGAGTCGTAGTGTACGGGACCTCGATCATATTTAGATGAATGACGGCGGCTTATACCAGTAACTTGGTAACCCCTGTCGAGCAACATTCTGCTTAGGTAGTAACCATCTTGTCCCTGTACACCAGTGACGATGGCTCGTTGGTTTAGCTGTGCTTTTGACATGTTTAAAAACCTTCATGTGTTGTGTCATTGATGTCATCAAATACTTCGGACATTCTCCCGGTCTCTTTACACCAGAGAAGTTTACTGCCGGGGCCTGACTCACCAGAGAACCGGTTCTTCAGAACCCTTAGCTGCGTAGTGTTTCTGGCGATAGGGTCTTCTGCTTGGCTGTCCCGTTCCAGACCGATGACGATATCTGAAAGCTGACCAATACCAGCGGAGCCTCGTAGCTGCGAAAGCGTGGTGACTCCACCAATTTCATGGCCACCACCCTGTGGCCTCTTGAGATGTGAAACAATAAACAATGCAATATTAGTTTCTTGCACCAGCATTCTCAGCTTTGTAACAATTTCATCCAGTGCTTTCCGTTCATCACCATTTTCTTGGGACGATACGATGATCGAGATGTGATCAAGGAAAATGTACTGGCACTCTAAACCTTTGGCCATATACCGGATACGGTTGATGATATTATCGATCTCGGTTGATCCGAAATGATCATACAGATACACACGTCCAGAGCCCACGGTATTTTTAAAAGATGTTCTCATCTCATCCTTGGTATACGTGGTAGTCGGTAGATGGAATTGTTTGTTCGCATCAATAGACATGAGCCCCAGACCAGTACGCCTGATGCTTTCTTCCATAAACAAAGCACCCACTTTCTCGTCGGTATTTTGTAGGATGTGATAGATAATTTCTCTGAGGATAGCAGACTTACCAATGCCTGATCCGGCAGTGACTGTGACAAGCTCACCTTTACGAATGCCATATGTCAGATCATTGAGGTCCTGCCATGGGTAGTCGATTGATTCGTTAGTCAACTCGGTACTGACAATGTCCCAGATGTCTGTGCCACAGATGATACCATCAGGACTGATTGGCTTTGCTTCCCACCATTCTCGACTGAATGTTGAACTGTCATTGGCGTTGAGATATTCACAAGGATCTTTACGATGCATGGGCATGATCAGGCACTGACCTACCTCAAAGATCTGACTTAGTTTCTCTGCGGCTTCCTTGCCCGGCTTGTCATTGTCCAAGGCCAAGACAACCTTGTCGTACTGATTAAAGAACTCTAGATTTTTCCTGATATCTTTCTCGGCTGAGTTCGCACCAGACTTCAGGGATACGACAGGCCACTTTGATCCGAGCATTTGGTAAGCAGCAAGGGCATCGAGTTCTCCCTCGACAAGAGTGATGTACTTACCCTTGCCAGAGAATAACTGCTGTCCAAACAAAGATGAATCAGAGAACGATCCGTTATCGGATGTCATGATCGAGAACGATTTATTCTCCACGTCTCTCTTCTTATATGCCAGAACTTTCTGTCCGTTATAATCGTAGTAAGGGTAAGCATGGCTGACGATGTTACCGTCGGTATCTTTGCGAACTTTAACACCATACTTTTTCGCTGTTTCTAAACTGATACCCCGATCAGGGATAGGTTCAGTTGTGAATTTAGAGTTCATCCTTTCTCCTTTTGATTCCTGAATATGATTACGAGAGTGCGGTACATAATCTGGCCTAGTATCTGACAGCATGTCTGTCTTTTTACAGACAAAGCAGTGAAAGTGTGAGCCAATGTCTCCATTCTCGTGAGTATCTCTATACTCGGAGTTTCCATCTGAACTCCCACAGTTTGTGCAGGGTAAATGTCGTACAAAAACTGAGTCTGTTATTGGGTTATTTCTCGGCATCATAGTTCCAAAGTGTGCTTGCTATATCATGAATCATTACTTGAACATCACCTACATTACTATTCAGCTCATCAAAGTGTATTGCATAGAGCGTAGTTATAGACTTAAACAGATTTTCTAGATTGATTCGTTGGGAATACAGATGGTGTTCCCCAAGTCTCTTCTGCTTTTCCATAGAGGATTCGTATACTGAAGTGATATCCTCAAGGATAGTCCATGTCTTTAACACGGATGTCTTAACTTGTTCTTGTTTATCCAGCAGTTCACTGAACTGTTTCTTTAACTCGTCGTTGTTAGTCATGATTAATTCTGATCCTTTGATTATGTTAGTGCTGTGATTTTGTGGTAGCAGATGTGGTGAACACTGTAGGACTCGAACCTACGACCTGCGGCTTAGAAGGCCGCTGCTCTATCCAACTGAGCTAAGTGTCCGAATTACTAAAGGCCGTGTATGGGATGTTAGGGCATTGTTCAATAAGAATCTTCTTGCATTTCTCTGCGATTACCCTGTGTTCTTTCTGCGTCTCGGGGCCGGAGCGCAGGGCAACATAGTGAATCCAAGACCGGAGTGTACCATGCATGAAGAGCCTTGTCGAGACCAAACCTTCAGGCAGAATTGCCCGGGCCTGCTCTTTGGCGATGCCATGTTCCAAGGCCCAGCGATATGCTTTGCCTGCTGCCTCGACTACATCGTACATCTGGAATCCCCACTGCTCTGAGAGCTTCTGATGTTCTTCGTTCTCATAGTCAAGTTCAATAGAATTCTGGCGGTTCTTATTATCCTGAAGCCGGGCTGCTCTTTTTTCCCAGAGACAATTAGGGTGCATCTCAAACGATGTCTTGGCATATCGCTGTGAGAATTCCTGAAAGGAAAACGAGCGATGCCTTAACATTTGCCGTGAGATATCTCGGGTCGTTGAGATATCCATACACATCGAGACCATCTCAAACGGTGACCAATGTTCATGGTCAATGAGGTACTGTAGAAGACGCCCATCAGATTTATTCTGGGACTCTGGGTTAGAAACTCTGGCATAATAGAGCACTGATTCCTCCGGGGTTTTACCCGGTATCGTGGATATGTGGGATAGATTCACTGAGATTGGCATGTGGTCTTTGACTCCTTGGTGTTGGGTGTGACCCTGAGTATCACAGTTGACAGGGTGGTTCATGTGTGTTAGGCTAGGCAGGAACCCCGGGAGGTACTAGGTATATCTAGAATATACCACGGATACCACGGATAGCTCTGAGTAGCTCTGAGTAGCTCTGAGTATCTTGGATAGTGTACCTTATTATTCCTTACTCTCTAGCTAAGGTTTCTAGAATTTCTAGGATTCTCAGAGCTACCTCTAGCTACTCCTAGATCAGGCGGGTGTTTATAAAAGATGTTATGTTAGTGGTGGTGGGATGTTGTGGTTCACCATCCGAGATGTTCATGGGGGTACTGGGGTGTGATTCTAAGGGGTGCTGGGTAAGCCAAAGGATCTTTGTGGTACGTGGGTACCACTAAGTGTGAAACACATGTCTCAGCCCGTAGCTCTGTATCATGTGGCGGCATATGATACAGGGTTTCGATGATACTGTGTCACCATCCTTGTTGAATCGGACGACCAAGATGTCGGCGTCATAAACTGATTCAGGACCCCCATGTTTGTTCATGGCTTTAATCAGGGCATCGGTCTCAGCATGTAAATAGATCTTATGATCTTTCCCAAGTCTCTTGGCCCAGTATGCCTGTATGGGGTGTGTCTTAAGTTTATTACGACCCAGAGACAGGGTTCTGCCTCTGGGTCCAATGATCATTGCAACATGGTTTTGAAAAGGGACTTTTGTCCCCTGTGTTTCTTTCTGTGTGATCCTACGGTCACTGGCATACTCCCTTAGTTTATTAATGTGCCCCTGATATATATCGTCATCCTCTCGCATAAGATGGATCATCTGATATTCCCCAGACCAGAATAGAACTTATCAAGATCAGACAGGAAGTCATTAATCTCAGTAAGACTAAGCTGATCATAAGGTGTGGCTGATACAGTCTCGATATAGTCCTTGACCAGATCAGAGTGTACTTCTGTGCCCTTAGGCTGTTCTTTGTTTGTCATTCTATCTATCCAATTTCCGATAGTTTATTTCTAAAAAGCGATGTTCCAGAAGGACTCACATGTTGCTCATACCACATATAAGCATAAGACTCCCCCCATTTATCTGTGAATTGTTTATATGTCATGTCATGTGCATCGTCTTCCATATCCATTAGCAAGCTTTTGACTTTTCCCATAATCCTACCTCCGAGGCATGTTGGTGTTGATGATAAAAAACAGGATGATCGCAGGGATAATGAACAAGAATAAATCCATTATGCTGCGATCCCACTTTGGCTATCATTGGTCAAAGTCTTCCAAGCATCAGACTTGATCCATGAATTAACCCGAGTATTGCGTCGATCCAGACGCTCATGGTGTGTGTCATTAGCAGAACGACTAAGGCCAAATCGCTCTGAATCGTGGGATGCAAAGAATGTCATGGCGCTATACAGAGACCAGAGATTATTACCACGTACTTGGGCCTCATCAATATACTGGTCATATAGCTTGTGACCCATACGATTAAGCCTGATACGTTCCGTAGAAGAATGCATATGACCAAGATCATCAGGATCCTCTTGTTTATTCGGGAGAATCTTTTCGATAAACCTAAGCGCATCGGAATTTTTGAGTGGCGTATTGGCCATGATGTTATAACGGGTCACCTGATTTGAATACTGGGCCAATGCCTGACCAAGAATCCCTTCCATGTTTGGGATCTCATGCGACCCTTTGTGAACCCGTTTGAATACGTCGAACTCACCATGGATCATTCCATTGGTGCAAAAAAAATCGATAGCTCCGAACAAGACCTTATTAGAACCGGAACCGTCAAAGCTATTGTCAACGATAATACGGAACCCCAATTTGGTCTCGTGTTTATCGTTCTTAATCTGGCGCTCAATATCGGGGAACACATATTCCCGCCAAGTCCGAGCATAGCCCCGGCTCTGATGGTTAATCACATGGTAGTTCTGGTGGGGAAGCTCATTGTCAATGGCTCCTTCGACCTTGTCGAATACCTCTGGATTAGAGATAACCCGGAACTTGGAACCCACAATGCCAAGGACATTGTTTGTCTCCGGATGTAGGATTGCCTTGTGATTAGGACATTCCCCGTGAACCGTTGAAATGTTATGGACAACGGGTTCGAAATCGAGATCGATGACACTCATGATATTATTAGCTCCTTAGTGTTGTGGATAAGAAACGTTGGGAATCTTATGATCCCAACAAGCACGACATGTATCACACTTACCGTCTCTTGTATAGGCTTCACATGTAAACCCTACAGGCTCTGTAGAACTACTATGAACCGTGGAAGTATGTGTGAACTTTGCATAGTCCAACGGGGGCTGGTCTATGTTAGGCGATGATACCCGGACTACCATGTTGTCAGGGATAGGCTCATTGAAAGCCCTGATAATCCGATACTCTTTTGTAGGAAGCCAGAACTTAATATCGGGTAACTGGGTAGCGATGAAGATCCAGTCACGAAGCATCTGGACACTCTGAATATCCCCGGAATCGAAGATGCGGAAATACTTAGATTCTTCTGGGGAATCTTGTGGGATACGCTTCCTGACTAGCTCAATCATAGCGTTGCGCCATTTGATATTGTTCCGATTATAACCAGCGATCCGGTTATTATGGGACGTTACCACGGATTCATATAGGTAATTACCCCGGAGTGCATAGCACTTGTGGCATACAGAACCCTTGATCTTAACAAGGTTACCCCCGGTCTTACACAGTTTTGCACTGATACCCCACGAAGGCCCCGGCATTTTACTGGGACGACCAAGGTCAGATCCCACATACTCTTTGAGAACTTTAAGTGTTGTCATTAGTGTGCTCCATATTTAACTGGCATTGCCTTGAATAAATACTCTGATTCATTGTTATGGTGTACTTCGATAGTACGATACTGGGGATAATCTTTGGCGACATCCTCGATTGATTCATAAAGATCCGCATTGACATTGTACATGCCGCCTTCCCCATGTCCACCACATTGAGTGCAGGGTACTAAACAATCCGTAATCCATGGTCCGTTCTGATTAACAGATCCACGTCGAACCGTGTATTCCCCGGTCCCTTCGCAGTGTTCGCAATTAAATATGATGCAGTATTCCATGGTCACTTAACTCCAATTAAGTTTTCTAATTCATTTTTGTTAGGCAAAGCCTCAATTTCCACTGTCTGTTCCGCAGATTCTGATTTAGGTTTCATGGCATAGCAATGGATGATGCGGGGTTCCGTTTTAGCAAACTCACAAACGTTACGTTCCATGTTATTTAACTCCTTTGATAAGATCGTTTTCCATGGTCACTTCTGCAAAGAACTCACGTCCTAATCCGGTAATGTGGGGCCTATTGGCCACAATGATTACACCATTGGACTTGTATTCCGGACCAAACATACTGGTCTCGATATACCTCAGACGTTTACCGATCTGGGTCTTAAGTTCTTTCTTGGAAGGATAGGTCACTATCATTGTCATATCTCTGATCTCCTTAGAGTTAGTTATTCTAAACCTTGTTTAATCAGATATAAGATTATTATATATCTAGGTGACAAGGCTGGTTTCGATGGGCCAAGTCTGGCAACCCCACGGCACCTTGTCAAGCATTTCGTAACCCCTTGTTTTTGCAGGCTTTTTCCCGGCACCGTGGCAAAAACCACACAGTCAAGCGGTTTTTTTTGGGCATCTCGGCTGACTAAGTCCCTGACCATAAGTGTTA